TTTAGAAGAAATGTATAATCTAGTAATGCAAGAAATGCCTAAAGCACACGGTCCTGGATACGAAAAATACATATCAAAAATTAGAGAATTCATTAGAGAAAACAATATCAAAACATTTAGAGAAACAGGAACCAACCAAGGATGTTCGACGGTGAGTGCTATGTTATCTAAACCAGAATACATTGAAACCATTGATAAAAATACATTAAACATCGCAAGAAGAGAATTACTAGAAGAATATTGTAAAAAAGAAAATATTGAGTTTAGTGTAATTACATCAGATACCGGTGGATACTATCCTAAGAAACCTGTTGAGTTTACTTTTATTGATTGTAAACATAAAAGAAAACACGTAATGGTTGTTTTTAATATACACAAAAATACAACTAGTAAATTTATAATGTTCCATGATACTAATCATCCTGGACTTCCTGGTGTTAGTGTAGCAGTTAATGCAATTATTAAAGAAAACAAAAATACATGGGAAGTACACGAAATTAATACAGACAACGTTGGATATACAATTTTAAGGAAGAAGTAATGAAAAGATCCGGCGATTGGTTTGTAACTGATAGCGAACTTAGAAAAGCAAGACAGGCATTAGAACAACCAAAGAATAATATTACATGGGAAGGTGATTTTATCGACGACCTAATTAACCTTTCTAAAACTAAAGAAGTTGCACTAGACATCGGCGCTAACTTTGGCTTTTGTACATACAAGTTTAGTAATTTTTTTAAACAAGTAATTGGATTTGAACCGGTCAAAGAAGTTTATGATTGCTTGGTTGAAAATATAGACAAAGATAATTGTATATTGCATAACTATGCATTAGGAAATAAATCAGATCTAGTTTTAATGTTGAATCAAAGAAAAAGGCAAGGACAAAATCAAATTATAGATAATGTTGTTGCTAAAGAAATGCCCTCTAAAAAATCTAAAGGATCTAAGTTTGAAATCATTGAAAACGTACAAGTGAAACCATTAGATGAACTTAATTTGCAAAATATATCTATGATAAAAATCGATGTTGAAGGTTTTGAAGGAAACGTTATAGAAGGCGCAAAGGAAACTATACGTCGAAATAAACCTATTATGGGTATTGAAAAAACTTCTATTGATAGTCTTTTTACAAAACGCGAAGTAAATATCGATAAGCAAATGGAAGAACTAGGTTACTTTCATTATAAAACATATGGAAAGCACAGCACAAATAATATCTATCTTCCTAAGGAGTATGCATGATTATAATATCCGGAGGCAATAAATTAAGATTCAACTCTCAAATCAATCATAAAAATTATGCTGATAATCAAGGAGTAGAGTATAAAAATTATACAGGCATTCAATATGATCAAGGACTTATTAAGCGGCCTCATTATATTAAAATATATTCATTACTTGACGCATTGAAAACACACAACGAAGTTATGTGGATAGACGACGACGCATTTTTTGTTGATTTTGATTGGGATTTTCGAAAAATATTTGAAGTATCAGATAAGCCGTTTATACTTAACAAAGGATGGTCAGTTAAAGCATACACTCCTATGTTTAATAGTGGCGTAATGTTTGTTCGAAAAAATAAAGAAGTAATTAAAATGCTTGAAGAAATTCCAAACATTCATGTCGATGTATTAACAAAAGAATGGAAGCAAGAATGGGGTAGAGGGAAAGGAAATGATCAACCTAGATTAATTTATTTGTCTCAAACAAAGTACGGACATTTATTCGACATGTTAGATAATAACAAATATAGATTTAATCAAAGACCTAGTCATGCTATGCATAGTAAAGCACACATAGTACATTTTGCCGGAGCAACAGATAAAAAGCAACCTGCTATCGACGACTTTGAAGCACGAATGAATATAGATTTGCTAAAACCTATTAAGATAGACGAAAAAGGCCGAAAGCCGAGATATTATAATTTCTAAACGTACTTTCGCATGTGTGACCAACATGCCCCGTTAGATAGTTCTTCCATATTCCAATGACTAGCACATAATTTCCATAACCATTTTTCTCTTTCTGGTCTATTTGGATTTTCAATTTGTGATAGATCTGTGTTTGCTAATTCACCTGCTTGGCAATGTTCTGGATCAGTAGCAAAGATTGGAACACCGTGTAGTAATGATGCAACGGTAGGACTTGAATTTTTTACAACCATTGCCCAACATTTGTTAAGATCTTCCGCTAAAGGTTTGTATTTAGGACTTACCGTTACTTGGTATTGTTGAGCAAGTTGTTTACCTTGTTGTTCGTGCATCCGTGTTCCAGGATGTGTTCTAACAACAATAGGACGATCACTATATTGTCTTATAGTTCTAATAGTGTTAGATAACCAATTGATAACCGATTCTCCTCGCATACTCCAGCCGCCTTCGCGTTGTAAGCAAATTAAAATATGTTTACCTTTGTGCGAGTACGGAAGTAATTCTAAATTATAACTATTTTTAATCCTATCCCAATGCTCAGAAGTTTCCACATCTTTATTACAATAATCTCCTGTATTTGGAAATATACCATCAAAACTAAAACGTAACATTTCTGTATTATTGTGTTCACTGCCTGTGGCAAAACTAAACATATTGCTATCAATAATAACACAGCGTTTAGGAGGTTTTGTATTTTGTTCTAATATTTGTTTTCTGAATTGTAAATGAGGTGCATTCTTACCTGCTTCGTGTACAAACCCTTGTAGTACTGCAACATCGCAATCTACATAAGTCATTCCGTCATGTACAATACCTTGATCGCCTATGCAGTTTACTCCTTGAATAAACTTTTTAAGCATCTCAGGTTTAGCAGGATTTTTATTTCTTGCAGGAATTCCGCCTAAGAAACTTACAACTTTCATTAGAGCATTCCCTTGACTTTATTCCAGAAATTTTCATTTGCTGTTATACATTCATCTAGTGCATCTGTATGTATTTCTGCCTCGTCAAGTGCTTCTAACCAGTCTCCACCTTTTGTTGTTTTTAATTCTACTTTATGTTTGAATCCATAAAATTTAGAACTCCATGGATTAGCAACTAATACTTTTTTACCTAATAGTGTTGCCCAGTATGCTCCGTGGTAACTATTAGTAACAACTGCGTGTGCAGAACCTAGCAACTCAATTGTTTGTTGTAAATTATTACCCGAATTAACAAATCGAGGTATTGGTTTATTTCCAAAGTCTGTTGACTTAATCAATTGTTTTTTGTGTTCGAATATAATAATATCATTTGTTACATTATATTTTTTCTTAAATCCTGGATGCATACAACTAGCACAAGGAACCCATTCATAGTCTGGAAATACATCAAACCATTTATCACCCCAATGATCACGTATTCCGATTAGATCAAACCTTCTAAGTTCTTTTGGATATCTCGGAACGTCTGTTGTTCCTTGAACATTGTGACCTGTACCCCATACTATTCTTGGAGCAGTTGATTCTGGAATTTGATCTTTTGCTTCATCTATCGCTTCTTTTAGTTTACCGTAAAACTTATCATATGCTACTTTGTTTTTAGGATTTTGTAGATACCATCGATGATCCCAGCAGTCTTCTATTTGTGCTCGATCAGGAGATCCAATCATAAATTTAATATTGTCTCCAAAATGTTCATTACCAAATAATCCGCCACCACCATAAATTACGGGCAACTCATCTGAAAATGCTTTTTGTCCAACATGGTCAACGTCGACAACTTCGTATTCATCTTCCTTTAAAAAATATTGTAAAGGATTAGAAGCCATGTCGCCTACATTATTTTGGTCTGTTCTATGTATTACAACTGCTTTTTTGCTCATATCATGTCCTGTGTATATAATTATCTAGGAACTTCGAACCCATCTGCTTTTTTGACTTTACCTTTAAAATGGGTCATATACTCTGATAAAATGGTAAACTTAAAAATAGTATTATGTTTTCGATCTCCTAAATCCCTAAATTTAACTCCGTTATTTTCAAATTCGTTTACAACAGAACCAAAAACGTCACCGTCATAAAAACGTCTTAGTTTTTCGCCTTCGCCTGTTGTATAATATTCGCGATATCTATTAATAAAATTTTGAAATTCGGCGTGTTTTGTATTGATAACATAAAAGCCTGTTTCACCACATAGCACAGGATCGATTTTTTCAATACCATCCTTTGTCTTTTTGTGATCGTAAACAACTGCCATATATGTTGCTAGAGTATCATTGGGACATAAATCCATTAAGAAGTTTTTTGGAACATCATTATATGTTATTACATCACTATCAACCCATATAACACGATCGGCATCGATTGTATTACACATTCTAAGCCACGAAAATGCTTTCATGCTAAAAATTTTAATTCTTTTTTTGTATTCTGTTTTTTGAAAATTGTGGAAATCAATATCCAACTCGTCAAAAGAATGATAAACAACATTGTCATGATTGTTCATTGTAAAGTCTTCGGCAAACACATGGAGTTCAATATCTTTAGGCCAATGTGTTACAAAAGAATCTATGCTTTCTTTTCCTAATTTATCGTAATATTGTTTGTTCTGTGTTGTAACTGCAACTATTTTCATTGTGTTAAAATCCTGTGTGCTGTCCCATCTTTTAATTCATTTATATGGAATTGACCATATGCTAAATGGCATGCCCACTTATAAATCAAATCACTATCGGGGTAGATAGGATTTTCTATTGCTTCTAGTGTATGCGATGTTAAAGAAGAAGCCGCATTTTTTTCTAATGTAAATGCAGGTATTCCGTATAATAATGCTTCTGTTGCCGCAATGCTTTGTAGTGTTACAACAGCGTATGCGTTATTAAATTCTTCGTATATTGACTTATTAACACGTTCTTGACGCTTTGTCTTTTCTCTAATAACAATAGGCCTGTCGGTGTATTTTTTAAGTGTGCTAATAACTTTGTTACGCCACTCATCCATGTTAATACCATAAAACTTTGCAGGCTTATCACTAGGCATAACAACAAGAATATTGCGTCCATCCTTTTTCCATTTTGGAATTTTATGTCTTAGTTTTTCCCAACGGTCTGCTGGTCTATCAACAATAGTGCTATGTTGTAAATCGTTTTTTACAATTCTATGAAACAACTTGTAACCATTAGGATTAATCGACGATTTGTAATTACCAACATATCCACTATCCATATAGTAGAAATCTCGACCGTCTTCCCAACAGCGTTTCATTAATTTATGTTTAAGTATTCCTCTTAATGCAATTGGTTCATTGCTTGATTCATAATCAAATATTTTGTCTGATGTTGGACTAATACCAGCACCTTGAGCAAACATATTGATATATTCATCTGTTCCGTTCTTGCTTAGAAAAATCATTTTTTAACAAAAAATAGACCATGTTTACGCATGAAATATTTTCCCATGGTTGTATTTTTGCGTAGTTCTCTGGTTAGTTCGTCGTCATAACGAAATCCATATTCGTCAAATTTTTCGTGCCAGTACTCTGGTATTTGGCAGTTAACATGATGATTTCCTGGTTTGCCTGGAAGTGCATGAGTAGCAATTACATATTTTGCACTTTGAAATGCAGGCATATAATTAGGAATATATTTTTCATAGACGTGTTCTAAAAATTCAACACTCCATGCTAGGTCGTATTGTTTGGGAGGTTGAAAAACTCCCTCAGTAAAATCAAAATGTATTTGTAAATCATCTTTTAACACTCTCGGATCACCTTCTACACCAATGGCCTCTAATCCTTTAGAACGTGCTAATTCTACTTGACATGCTTGACCGCACCCTACGTCGATCATGCTTTTAATATTAAATTTGTTAATGGCCCAATCTAACGATCCTTCATCAATCCAGCAACGTCCTTCGCCACCGCCTAGGTGTTCTGCAACTTCTATATTTTTGTCCATTTTTTTCCTGTCTTCGCGGCGGCTTGTAACCACAAGTCGGCATAGTCTACATTTTGACAATTATTAAACCAAGGTCCGCCTTCTGTAAAGTGTACTGCTTTTGGTTTTCCGTCTCTTGGCTCTTTATACCATCCCTCTAACCAATTCCATTCATGGCTGATCTTGCCAATCTCTTTATCCTTAAGCCAACTAAAGCGATGCATATACTTTCCTGTTTCTTTGTTAACCATGCTAGGAATAACTTGTGCATTGCTTGGATGACCGCAATTCCATAACACCATAGAACTCCAATTCTTTCTTGGATATAGCAACTGCTGTTTGCCGTCCATCTTAACACCTTCCTTAGGTGTATAGTCATGATGAACACACATCACTGCATACTTGTCATCACGTTGTGCAAATAATTTATCAACATCATCTAACCAAAGAAAGTCGCAATCGCAAAACAATGCCCATCCTTTATAGTCCATTAGATAGGGAATAAGAAATCTTGTAAATGTAAATTCGGTTGAACCCAGGGTGTCGTCACCTCTTTTATAAATGTTTTTTTCTCTTAATTCATTAATTTTAAGATATCTAACATCAATAGGTTCTTCTGTTCGATGTTTTAGACTCCATTCACAAACGTCACTAGCAATAGGTTCTCTACTATCATAACCTATGAATACGGTATTAGTCATTTTGTTCTCCATAGTCGGAAGAAACGCCGACCCTTTCTATGTCATCTTCTATGCAGTTATCTCCATATTGTATTTCCACAACTTTAAGTGGATAGTCACTTTCATTGCATAGTTGATGCCACTCTTTGTTTAATATGTGTAGTGACTCGAACTTGTTGTACTTACCACGTAAATCCAAATCGGTTGACGAATCCAGAGTGTAAACGGTTGCTTCGCCCTCGCTTACAAACCAGTGTTCTGCACGATCTTTATGCCTTTGCATTGATAAACGCTGGCCTGGATTAACGGTTAATTCTTTAACTTTAACTTCTGATCCTACTTCAAACAATACTCTATAATATCCCCAAGGTCTTTGTGTTTTTGGATATTTGTAATCTTCTAATATCCAACTGCTTGAATTCTTTTTATCTTCGCCGCCCACACCAAATTCAAAGGATAAGTTTTGATCTGGATGTGACATTTCTGGAATATTGGTTGATGTTCTATCTCCACCGTTGGCAAAGATAATGTGTGCTTCTGGATATATTAATCTAGCATTGTTAATTGCTTCAAGTGCAGTATCATCGTTATCGTCGAACAAAAACATACCATCAACCATGTCAAGATGTTTAACAATTTGTATTCTTTCTGTGCTTGGCATAAAAGGTCTGCCCTTTTTACGTGTTAACCAGGCGTCGGAATTAACACCAACTAGAAGTTTATCTCCTAGTTTTTTTGCCGCTTTAAAATATTCGATATGACCGGAATGTAGTGGATCAAACCCACCGGTGACTAGTACTATGGTTTCCATAGTAATATTTATTTGTAGCAATCTGCCACAAGGTATTTGTTGAATTCTTTAATATTATAGTTTGAAAAGTGTTTAGATAATATTGTATTAAATGACTCTTTATTATATACCCGTTGCCATCCATGATGTACTTTTGGTCCTTTGATGGCTAATACCATGATAATAAATCTATTACATGAATGTTTGATTCTGTTTAAAAAATTATTAGGATCATCCAAATATTCAAGTACACCTAATACTAGTCCTAGATCACCGGTTTCATGTATTTCAAATGTTACATCATTAAAGTTAAGTTGAATGTCGCTTGTTGTTTCTTGATCAAACCCTATATATGATTTAAAATTAAAGTAGTTGCATATAGACTTATCACCACAACCAAAATCTAAAACATTTAAGTTATCTATTTGATAATCTTTTAAGAAACGATTTCTGTCACTCCACACAGGTTCAGTCAAAGTAAACTCCTTTTAAATGTTCCCATGCAACACCGTTGTTTAATTCGTTACTATTCCAAATCATATATCCAGCATCATGACACCATTGTGTTCTATCAATGTTTATATTAGGGTTTTCAATATTTTCTAATTTGTTTTGATTACTAATATCCCAAACAATGCTTTCGTCGCTTAATGGAAACGATGGTATTCCTTCGAATGTACTTTCTACTAGAGCATTGCTGTTATATCCAACAACTGCCCAAGCATTTTTAAGATCGTGTTCTAATGACTCGCCTCCTTCCATTTTATTTCTTTGATGGAATACTTCGGATATTGAAACTTTGTTTTCTTTAGAAACAAATTGTTTAAAAGGAACTTTTGCTTTGTGAACATGCGGTCTTATTACAATAGGTCTGTCTGTATATTTTCTAATATTAGTAATTGTTTCGTCAATCCAATTGTAGTATGTGCCGTAATCGGCATACATTTTATTAAGAGTACTATCGCCACCTTTTTGTAGCAACAATAATATGTGTTCTCCTCTTAATCTCCAATCCTTTACTTCTAATTTTTGTAATTTTTTAATACGATTCCATCTATCCGGCGGACTATTTTTATTATTAAAATTGCCTTGTCGTAAAAAATGTCCCCAACCTAATCTATAGTAATGATTTTCTAAATCACCAACAGGAAGTATATTTTTTCTAAATGGGTTACTTTCGCAAACTAATGTAGGTTTATTTGCTTGGGTTATGTAATCGTATTCAGGAGCGGCTTTCGTTTTACTTTTTTTTACATTGATTTGAAAGAATGCGTCGGCAGATTCCTTTAATGGATCATCGTAATCAATTATATGCCAATTAGGGATTTTAAAATCAACAGGAAAATATCTGTTAATAAATCCTCTGAAAGCAACTACTCTAGGGGGTGTCATATAAAAAACTTCCTGCGATAATATTTTAAATTTAGAATTAAACTACTAATGTGTATATTTACCGGAAGCCATCCTTGCCTAGTTGTAAAGTCTAATAACTTGTTCGCACCGTTTGGACTAATTAGATATGCTGATTGATTCTTTAATGAGTTTTCCAAAAAGTCGTTAAAATTTTCCCCGTGTTTTTTATTGGGTTTTAATTCTTCTAAAATATTTTCAAAATCGTTTTCGCCGTCTGAAAAATTAATAACATCATCTAAAAAGTGAAGAATATTGTAAGGTATTGGTACTATTTGATAGGCATCGTCTTCAATAATTAGATAAGGTTTATTTTGTTCTGACGTTGCTTTCCATACTTTATGATGTGAATAATAACGAACAAATGTACTATCTGTTTTATCTTTGCTTTGTCTAAACGGGGAAATATGATTGTCCGCAGTGATGCTACCTACACGTTCTTCTGCGTTGTCTTGTATATATTGAATTTCTTTATAGCCAAACTCTTTACAGCGTTCGTAACATCGTGTGTAGTTTGTTGAGTTTTTATCTTTTGTAATTATACAAACGTTATATTGATGCATCTTCCATTCCTGCTACACGTAGTTTAGTGATATTAGTTATCTGCCATTGTTTCATGTCAATGCCTTTTAAGATACCTAACCACTTGTTACGTAACAGGGCAAACTCGTTGATAATTTTTTCCATATCAACCACGTCTGCTTCGCCATCGACATACTTTTCTACATCGCGGCTACTTAATGCTCTTTGATAATTTTCTAAATATTGTTTGAAGAATTTTGATTTCATTCTTCGAAGTTCGATGTTAAGGTATTCTAGAATCGCCTCAATTTCCTGTAATTGCCCGAAACGCTTTTCAACAACGCCTGGAAGCGATGCCGCATTCTTTTCAAGATTGCCTTTTAAAGCACACTCAATTTTTGCGTCAGTTAACTCATTCTCATACCAAACAATACAATCAGGTACGTTTGCTATGTCTTGAGAGATTCTAGAATACCAATTAATCATCTATTACCACTCTTCTTCATCGTTTAAGTCATCATCATCGTCATAACTTTCGATTGGTCCCAATGCTTCTGCTACCGCTTCTTCTAAATAAGGATCAGCATTGCCTAGTGTTTGAACTACCTCTTCCGGTACACCGTTGTCGATGCACCAGTTGACGTATTGCACAGCAATTTGTTCTTTATTTTTCGGATCGATATGTGCCGAAAACATATCCCAAAGATCAATAAGTTGTTCTTCGTTATGCATTTCCATCCTCGATTATCTCCTCTGAAATAGGCTCATCAGCAGTTACCTCCGCTGTGCCTTCAGAGTACTTATCATTAATGTTCTGATAATCCTTCATTATGATATCGAGTTTTTCTCCGGTCCAATCTTTACGATAATGTAAAAGTTCCTCTCCTGTACTAGTAACATATTTCAAACGATTACCTTGTTGTTTTAGTAATCCTTCTTTTTCAAATAAATCTACTAGACCTGAGTAAGGATCCATACCTGTTTCATATGGAATCTTCACTTGTACACCTTCAAAAGGTTTTGCGTAACGTGTTTTCATTACCTTACAAGCGGCTCTGATACCACGTACATCTGTTACCTTTTTACCTTCTTCATCTTCTTTCAGTTTCAACTTTTTCATTGCTACCACAATAGATGAAGCATACACAAAGCCTTGTCCTCCACTGATTTTATCATCAGGATCGAACATGTCTTGTGAAGCGTATGTGTGATTGGTACATACCATACCTACGTTGAAACTACCAAACATATTAACGCAGTTACGTACAAGTGCTGTAAGTGCCTTAGGTTTTCTACCCATATCACCTTTCATATCACCCTTACTAAACTGATCAACATCTGTTGGAGTTAACAACATACCCAACGAATCAATTACAAATAGTACCTTAGGACGATCATTGGGGTCAACACCTTCATAATCGTTACGGTAGTCTTTCATAAACTCGCTGATAGTTTTTGCTACGTCATCAATCATACTCATTGATAAACGCAGTAATTTATCTTCTTCTGTTTTTACACCTAGTGCGTGAAGCCACTTTTCATCAAGTGCATTCTCTGAGTCAATTAGTACTACAAAGATACCTTGATCCTGTGCGGCTTTCACAATATTTCCACTAGCGAAGTAAGATTTACCTGCACCAGATTCGCCGGCAAATACGGTCACCTTACCAAGTGGTACTCCTTTATGGAAGTCACCACTGATAAGATGATTTAATGCGTAATTACCAGTCGAAACCCAGTCAGTAGGATCGTTAAAACCCATACCAAGGCCTGTAATGCTTTTGGTTA